TTGTCAAATTGTGCCTGAAGGAGTTATATTGTAATGCCTTTTAAAAAGATTGTTTTCAAACCTGGAATAGATAGAGAAAATACCATGTATGCTTCTGAGGGTGGCTGGTATGATGGGTATAATATACGTTTCAGAAAAGGTTTTCCTGAAAAGATAGGTGGTTGGGAACGTATATCTGAAAAGTACTTTCTTGGTGCTTGCAGATCTTTATCTAACTGGACTACTTTAGGAGGTTTGAAGCTTATAGGTGTAGGAACTCAAATGAAGTTTTACATTGAGATGGGTGGCAAATACTATGATGTTACACCAATTAGATCTACTACAGCCGCAGGAGATGTAACGTTTTCTGCAACAAATGGGTCTGAAATAGTAACTGTTACCGATACAGGTCATGGAGCTACTGTATACGATTTTGTTACTTTTAGTGACGCAGCTTCTCTAGGAGGGAATATTACTGCAGATATACTAAACCAAGAATATCAAATTCATGAAATTGTAGATGCTAATACATATAAAATAAAAGCAAGAACTGTGTCTGCCATAGGAGATATTACAACTGCAGGGGGTAATATAGATCCCGCAGATTTTGGAGGCAGTTTTGTTTCTGCCTCTGGTGCAGATGGTAATAATGGAGGTAGTTCTACAGTTGGTACATATCAAATAAATATTGGAGCAGACAATGCCCAGCCTATAAATGGTTGGAGTTCTGGTACATGGGGCGAAGATGCTTGGGGGCATTCAAGTCTAACAACAGATATTAGTGCTATACGTATATGGTCACAATCCAACTTTGGAGAAGACTTAATTTTTGGATTCAAAGGAGGCGTACTATATTACTGGGATGCTAGTAATGGTGTAAATGATGCAAATCGTGGAGTTTTATTATCCTCTCGACCTGGAGCTTCTAACACACCCGTAGTACAAAATTTATCTTTAGTATCAGATAATAGATTTGTTTTCTGTTTTGGCGTAAACCCGTTAGGTAGTGTATCTTTAGATCCAATGCTTGTTCGTTGGTCAGATCAAGAAGATCCTACTAACTGGACTCCTTCTGCAGAAAACCAAGCTGGTTCGTTGCCTCTAGCAAGAGGTTCTGAGATTGTAACTGCCATACAAGGTAGACAAGAGATATTAGTTTGGACAGACTCTTCATTATATGCTTTTTCTTATATAGGTGGACAAGCTGTATGGGGTCAACAATTAGTAGGTGATAACATATCTATCATATCTCAAAATGCGGTTGCTTATGCATCGGGTATAGCTTTTTGGATGGGTAAAGATCAATTTTACATATATGATGGCACAGTAAGACCTCTTTCATGTAAAGTAAAAAAATATGTGTTTGCAGGTATAGACAGAGATCAGACCGCCCAAATAAGTGCAGGTACAAATGAAGCCTTTAATGAGGTATGGTGGTTTTATAATGGCAAATATGTAATTTACAACTATGTAGACGATATATGGTATTATGGTAGCTTTTTTAGAACTGCTTGGGTTGATTCTGGTATACAAGATTATCCAATCAGTGCTTACATTACAGGTGGTACGGGTAATACTGGCACTACAGCAGGTAGACTTTTATTTCATGAAAAAGGTATTGATGATAAATCTACCTCTACTGCTTCTTCTATAAATGCAGGGATTACCTCATCTTTCTTTGACCTAGACGATGGTGATAGATTTATGTTTGTAGATAAACTACTACCTGATATATTGTTTTCTGGTTCCGACTGGACACAAACACCCAAGCTAACTTTTGAATTTATTACTTTTGCTAATTCAGGTTCAGGTATAACTCCACAACCTCCTTCTGTAGGAGGAGAAGACTTTTCGGAAACTCAAGGTGGAAATACTGTAGTCTACCCTCAACAAAAAGGTTACAAACAAGAGATATCAGCCACATACCCCCCTACTGTTTATGGGTTGTATGAAAACTATACACAAGAATTGGATTTACGTTTCAGAGGTAGACAAGTATTATTTAAAATTAGTTCCAGTGACGTAGGCACTCAATGGCAAGTAGGCGCACAAAGAATTAGAATGCGTCCAGATGGGAGAAGATAATGCCAGAATCAGATACCGACATAAATTTTACAGCCCCAGTCTTACCTATAGCTCCAAAAGAGTATGATATTAGATTTCAAAGTAATTTAAATAATATTTTGCGTATTTATTTTAGTCAGGTAGATGACGCGCTAAGAAAGACTACATTAAAAGAACAAGCAGAAGCAACAGCATGGTTTTTAGGATAAATGGCAAATAATTATAGAAGCGCAAAAGCTGACTTAACAAATACAAATAATACAACAGTATATACTTGTCCTACTGGAGCTACTGCTATTCTTAAGTCTATATTAGTTACAGAAGATGGTAACACAGGAACAAATATATCAATAACTTTAACAACTAGTGGATCTGCTGTTTTTAACCTTTTTAAATCTAAATCAATAGCAGGAAATGCTACTACAGAATTATTAACATCTCCCATAGTATTAGAAGCAGGAGATATAATAAAAGCTCAAGCAGGTGCAGGAAACTTACTACATATAATACTAAGTATATTGGAGGTAAGTTAAGATGAAAAATGAAATAGATAGTTCACAAAAAAAGTTATCTTACCCTCTAATATTTAGCCATGCTATTGTAAAAAGAGCAGAAAAAGACGGTGACAGTAAAGAAGAAGTTGCTAAAGCATTTTTATCTCTAGAAGGATTTTTATCTCAACCTGATGTAAGAACATACCAAAATAACAATACTGTATTTGTTGTTAAAACTAATCAAAACACAAAAACATCTATAGTTATACCTTTTAATGCAGATACTAGAGCAAATTATGTAAATAATATTGTTAATGCAGTTAGAAAACTAGAACAAGAAGGTATAGAAAAAATAGTATTTTCAAAAATACAACAAGATATGGTAGATGTCTTTTCTGCTGTAAAAGAAAAAATAGGTCCAAATATGAGAGTAATGGAGGTAAAAGACAGCCTGCTATGTATTATTGACTTCTCTGCAAAAGGTTCTGCGTAATGAGTGCGTGGTGGGATCCTGGAGATTGGTGGCAGTCAGCAGTCGATGTTATAGAAGATATTCCAAGTTCTGTAACAGATATATTAGAAGATACTGAAGATTCTTTAAATAAAGTAGCAAGTTCTATTTCTGATGTATTTGACGCTATTTTAGATAAACCCGTGCAGTTTGCTATTCAAGCAGGCACTAGCATATTTGCACCGCAACTATCTCCTTTTGTAAATGCTGCAATAGCTGCGCAAAATGGTGCTAGTCCTCAAGAAATAATAAAAGCAACATTGATTAGTGCTGTATCAGATAAAATTGGTAGCACCGCAACTACTGTATCTGGTGACGTGTTAGAAGAACTAAATTTTAGTCCTAAATATGTAGAACCATTTACAAATATATTAGGAAATACCATAAAAAAAGTAGGAAAAGGAGCAGACTCTGATTTTGCTGTATTAAGCAGTATTTTTACAGAAATACGAGATCCTTTAAAAGACTTTTCTGGAAAGATTCTAGAAGATTTTGATGGTATAAAAAATGTTGTAGACAAGGCAATAGATCAAGTTGGGCAGTCTAGAAACATGACAGAAGCTGCAATAAATTCAATTTCTGAGGGTTTAGCTAAAGGTTTTTCAGGCAAAACAACTGAATATCTTGGAAAAGAATTTGCACCAAACTTTGAATTAGCTGTTTACGATGCTATTGGTGCAGGAATTAGAGGTAAAAACGTAGAAAATGCCTACTATGCTAGTCTAGCAAAAAGCGCAACAAATGATTTAGCTAAACTAGTTAAAGAACCGATTGATAAGGTTGTTGATGGTGTTCTAGGTGAGTTTGGCGTTATAGAAAAGAAAGATGGTACGTTAGTTGCTCCTAATAATGTTGTCGTAGACAAAGATGGAAATGCTGTAACAAAAGATGGAAAAGTACAGACATGGGATGGTTCTACAGGATTTCAAACGCTAAAAAATGGACAAAGTATTTACATATTTGACGATGGATCTTCTATAAGTACAGGTTTTAAAAATAATCCAGACTTTGTAGACGCAGGTATAGATTTAGGGTCTTATAAAAGTGCTGATCAATTTAAAGCTGATACTCTTATTAAGTTTGCAAATGCAAAAGGCCCAGGAGGCGCAAGCACTACTAAGTTGGAAGATCTTTTAAGCAGTGTAAATATAAATAAAGCTACTGATACTCGTACATTTGCAGACCCTTATTCTGCTGAAATTACAAAATCTCCACTAAATGACCCCGAATATGTTATTAAAATGAAAGCATTATATGATGTGGGTTCTTTGGATAGTATTCAGTATGGAATGCCTAGAGCTACCTATCAAGGTGGTATGTATCAATTAGGTCAAAAAATAACTCCAGAAATAGCAAAAAAATTGTTAAGTCGTGAAGCTATAACAGAAAACCTAATAGGAAAAAACTTAACAGATTCAATAGAAAACGCTTATATCTTTGATGTAATAAACGCTCACAACGCAAAGTTTGCAGACGACATTTCTATGCAAATACCGTTAGAAGACATATCAAATATTATAACTTTTAGTAAAGAAGATTATGATAAACTTATAGAAGGAAAACAAAAAGACCCACAAGCTGTTACAACAGGTCTAACTGTAGAACAGATTGGTGAATTAGATAATAAAGATTTATCAACAATGACCATAACAGAACTAACAAATTATGCAGAGAATATTTATAAAAATAGTCCTCTTGAAGCCCAAGTAAAAGCAAATAAAGAAAAACAATCAGGAGAAGTTTTAAAACCTCGTCAAGGTTTAGCATTAGATGCTATAAATGCCTTGACTGACTTAGCTAAAGAAAGTCCTAGTTCTTATGTAAAACAATTAATAAGCGGTGGACTAGAATCTTACCCAGTTGCTGTATTAAAAGGTATAGCTGGGTTAAAAGATCAAGGTATAGAGGCAATATTTCCTACTAAAGGAGATGATGTTCCAACGGATAATGAATTATTAATGGATTATTTAAATGAAAATGTATTTAAAATAGGTGAAGGTGGTTATCAGGGGTTAGTTAAATTAAGCCAAGATAAAATAGAAGAGATAGCATCAACTTTTTCAGAAGAAGGAGCTCAAGCATTAAGAGATAATATAAAAAATGGTGACGTTGTATTTGAAAAATATGGACCTGAAGATTGGCAGATTAGACCTGTAAACGTAAGTCTTGGAGAAAATCCAACTGTATATGGTAGCACTTTAAATATGGCTAATGGTATTTTAGATACCTTAGTGGATGTAACTTTAGGAACAGCAGGCCCTGTTGGATGGACGCTTAGCGCAGGTTTAAATGTGGCTGAAGCAGCTGGAGGGTATCTTCTAGATGTAGAGCAACAAATAGCTGAACAATTAAAAGAAGGTAGTCCTTACTTAAAAAGTGAAGAATATCAAAGAATACTAGGAGAAAACGACAATAATCATTTACGTGCGCAAGCTCAAATAATGACGGAAGCAAAAAAATTTATGTTACCAGCAGGCATAGTTGGTTCGTTGGGTGATTTGGCTGTTGCTAGATTAATATTAGCTCCTGTTAGTTTTGTAGGTAATTTAACTTTAAAATCTGCTGCTGCATTTTCTGGCGGTAATATAGCAGAAGCTCTTTCAGGAGCAGGAGAACAATTATTTGCAAATATAGGTGTGGATTTAGCAACAAAGAATGCCCTTGATATGGGTCCAAACGGTACTGGTAGGGCTTTAATAGGATCTGCTTTATCAGAAATGGAAGAAGGAACTGGAGGTACAGTAGCTGCTAGTGTTAGTCCTATAGTTGGAGAAATTTCACAAGGACTTAGTCCTGACACACAAAAAATATTAGGTATAGAAGGTAGCACTTATAATATAAACACGTCTATTAGTGGTACAGTACCCGCAGATAAACCTGTTGTTTATAATCCTAGTCAAGCAGCTGCTCAAGATGAGATAAACATGATACTTATGCAAGATGGTGCAGTTAGTTTGGATAACGTACAACGTATAGCAAATGAGTATCTAGGAGGTTCTATAGTTAAAGCACAAGATCTTATAGATACAAGTGTAGATGATCCAAACGTATATGTAGGTAGACTTTATAATTTAAACGATAAATATAAGGAAGATGGGTTTATACCTGCAGATGAGCTTAAAACCTACTCAGCTGATTTTGGTATACCTTTTAAAGAAATTGGTACTATACTTGAAGCTACAAATATAGATAATTTAAGTAAAGACGATTTTATAAGATCGAATTATAACACCACTGTAGCAAATATAGAAACACCGTCCCAAACAGATACTGTAACTATATCACCTACTCTAAACGTGTTTGGACAAACTGATACACAAACACAAGCCCAGGCAAATAATCAAGTATCTTCTACTCTTAATGTTGACATATTAGGACAAACGAGCGATACTCAAACCCAAACAGACACGCAAACGCAGACACAAACGCAAACTCAAACACAAACGCAGAATATGCAAGAAGCTTTAAATAATATAGCTAGAAAACAAAACCAAGCACAACAGCTTATGGGTGCATCAAGGTTGGTTAAGGAAACAGTTCCTCCACCCGTTGATATTGACTATATTTATGACTTTGAAAGTATATTTGCTACTCCTGAACAGGAATCAAAATTTATAACTCCATTGACGGGTATACCAGATGTTTCAGATAGGGTAAAAAGCCCATATGAAGATATAATAAATCCTAAAAATGAAGAAGATGAAGAAGAGGAAGATTAATGCTTGATGATTTAATCGAATTTTTGTTCTACAAACCAGGTGATAAAAAAGAACTAGATACTCAAAAAGTTGCAGGGCTTCTAGGTTTAGGTGTTGGTCTTTCAGGAGGGTTTGAACCTTACAGACCCAAGGTAGGTTATCAAGGCACTGTGCCTAAATACACTGCTGTAAGAGAACCTGTTAACATACCATACTCACCAGACAGAAGACCAGGAAGCGGTGGTAGACGGTATTTTTCTGATTTAACTTACGTTCCAGAAGGTGGAGATATAGAATCCGCAACATTAGGGGCTAGTCAACAGGCAACTGATTTAGGTTTACAAAACTTACAAAATTTTAATTCCTACCCGCCTTTTAATAAAGCTGCTATTAAGAAAAGTGCTGAAGGAGTCACAGCAGAAGAAGCGGAAAAGTTTGATATGGGGCCATATAAGTTAGCTGAAATCATGCCAATTCCAGGTGTGGATGATGCAATATCTTCAGGTATTATTGGTCTTTCTGGGCAAAAAGGGTTAGCTAGTGGTGGTATTGCAGGTTACAAACATGGAGGTTTTCACTTAACTGACCCTAGTACATACATACCCTCATTAAAAAAAGCAGGGCAAACTATTACAGATGGTATTGCTAGTGTATTTAGCGGTGATAATGATTTTATAGGTGCTACAGAGTATGACTATGGGCCTTTTACATTAACTGCACCTCAAGACCAACCAGATGATAAAAACGATTCCTTTACAAAATATACAGATACATATGGTACAGGAGACTTAGCAAAATCTGCGGGTTATGTTGATATTTTAGACCCTTCTACCTATGGAAATGCATCTTCAGAGGATGCAACTGCACAAAGAGCAGCCTATAATGCTTTAACCTTTGATGATAAACAAAGAATACAAGGTACGTATCAAAAAGATCCTTTTAGTAGTGGTGATGATGAAGAAAACAGAAGCAAAGCAGCGTCTGCTTATAAACGCGCGGCTGGCGGATCAGGTGCAAAAAACGCAAGAGCAGAAA